TGCGCTCATTTGGCTGAACATCGAATTGACAATGAAGTTGCCGTTGGAATCAATCCTTATTCTTATGATTGGACTCAATTGGCTGTTCATCTGAAGAAGAAGGGTGACAGAGTTGTTGCTGGAGATTTTGGCAACTTTGATGGAACTCTGATTCTTCAGATTTTGGAAGAGATTGGAAATGCCATCAACGAATGGTATGATGATGGAGATGAAAACAGACAAATCAGGACAATCTTATGGAAAGAATTGATCAATTCAGTCCACATTGAAGCTGACAACATCTACTTTTGGACTCACGGACATCCTTCTGGCCATCCATTGACTGCTATCTTGAATTCACTTTACAACTCTGTTGTTTGCAGAATTGTTTTTGTGATGTGTGCAAGAAAAGCTGGTCAATTTGTGACTATGAAGGATTTCAATGAGAATGTTTCCATGATTTCCTACGGTGATGACAACGTTTTGAACATTTCAGAAAGGGTTACTGAATGGTTTAATCAACACACCATGTCAGAGGTCTTTGCTGAAATTGGAATGGAGTACACGGACGAACTGAAAAGTTCAGCTACTGATGCACTTCCATTCCGCAAACTCGAAGATGTTTCTTTCCTGAAAAGAAAGTTCAAATTTGACGAAGAAAGACATTGCTACAATGCTCCTCTCGAGTATGGAGTGTGCATGGAAATGGTCAACTGGATTCGAGGTGAACTCGATCCAGAAGATGCGTGCTGTGTCAATTGTCAGACTTCTGCAATGGAACTTTCTCTTCATGGAAGAAAGATCTTCGAGGACTCCACCAAACTCATCAAACAAGCGTGTTTGAAGAGAATGGTGAAACAACCCATGATTTTAACATATGATGAATACATCGAACAATTTGAGAATTCATATGGAAGAATGATGGAAATCCAAATCTTGGGCTAGGGGCTCATCTAAATTGTCGTTAATGTTGAGCAGCAAAGCCCGGTCCCAAGTTACCCCTAAATTTAGTAATTTAGATTCAGTTTAGTAAGGTAGAACCAGAGTAAAATTTATTGATTAGTGTGTGGGTTCTAAAATATAGGCTACTAATCCGACAAATTTTGACCTTAAGTTTAACCTGACTTTTGGGGGTTTTCAAACCATTTTGGGTTGCTATGAATACAGGAGAACAAGTTAATGTCCCTTTGGGCAATGTCGAAACACATCAGTTAGCTACATTTGCTGATGATTCATCCCTTGTTTCTGGTGCAAAACCAGAAATTTCTTCCTATTCCCCTTGGCGTTCTTTTGCTGAAGAATCTAGAACTCATGGCATTCTTGATATTTTGTCAAGACCTGTATTGTTGACAGATTCTAGTTCTCTTTGGAGCACTTCAAAACTTCAAAATACCTATCCTACTGATGCATTGACTAATTCAATCTTTGCGTTTCCAGATGCTATTTTAAATAAATCTCCTAATATTGTTAGAAAATTGCAAAATTTTACTTATTTTAGGGCAGATGTTAAAGTTAGGATTATGGTTAATGCTCAAGCTTTTTCTCAAGGTAAATTGTGGATTTGGTTTTCACCATATGAACTTGGAAATGGAACTCAAACATCTGCTGATAATCTTGCTGCTAAGACTGGTTATCCAGGAGTAGAGCTTGATGTTGCATCTGGTGTCCCAGTCGAATTTACAATTCCATATTGTGCACCTCATTCACATTATATTTTGACAACTGGACAAGGTACTATGGGAGATTTATTTCTTACAGTTCTTTCTCCACTTACAATTGCAGATGCTTCAATTTCAGTTTTTGCGTGGTTTGAGAACATCGATCTTAGTATGCCAACTGGTGTTGAAAGAGGAATTTTACCAAGTCAATATTATGCTATTGGACCTAATGATGTGTTTGGTCTTAATAGTACTGAGATAAATAGTCCCGTTTGGAACAATGAATTATTGTTACTTAATAGATCTAATAAAGTTACACTAGTAAAATCTCTTCTTATAGTTACTACTTCAGGAAATTTTATATTGTTACCAGCCGGAATGAGAATTTCCGCTCTTAAAACAACAACTGATACTCAATGTAAAATTTTTACTGAATCTGTTCCTTTGGGTTTGAGTGGATTTTTAGTATCAGGAGCAACTGGCACTGATTATGAAACAAGTGTTGTTTCAGCTGCTTCTTCAACTTTTGGTTGGATTGATGAATATGCATTGTCTATTGATTCACCTTTATATATTTATCAAACTAGTGTTAGTATTATTACCAGTACTTTGCTTTCTATTCCAAATGTTGCGCAAATTCCTCTCAATACTGAACGTCCTCTTAGTGGATATCTTGTATCGTTTAGATCTTCTAATAAACAAATTCTTATCTATCCTCCCTATGCTAAAACTACATATGCTATAGCTCCTGGTCCTACAGTTAGTATTAATTCTAATACTGTAACTGGAACTCTTTGCAAGTTTGGTAGTATTACTGGAACTCTTTTTAAGTATATTTCCAATCTTAATACTGCCGATACTTTTGTAATTTCTCAATCATCAGATAGTAAGGAAGATGAATGGTATAAAAATTTCCCTAGAGCTCAAGCTTCAGAATCTGAAGTTCTAGCTATGACTGGCGTCGTTACAAATGCTTACAAGACTATTCGCTCAATGTCTAAATTACCAATGCTTTCTAGCTTAATTTCTCCTCTAAATTGGATGCAAAGACTTGGAACCTTGGCTTCTTCAGGTTTTTCTAAACCTGCAGATGTTCAAGCTCTTCAACCTTTTTATCAACTTCCAGCAAAAGGTTTTACTCATATTACTGGTCAAGATTGTTCTGTTGCACTTGCCGCTGTTCCTGATAATTCTATTGGTGTCAACCCAGGTGTTTTTAGTAGTGCTATTGACGAAATGGATATCAACTATATTTGTAAGAAATCCTGTTTCTTGCGTAATGATTCTTGGTCTAATACATCAACTGGCAAAATCTATTCCATTTTTGTTAGTCCTGGTATTTGTAAAGTTTCAGGTACTTTGTTTCAGCCTTCTCTATTGGCATATGTTACTTCAATGTTCAGATATTGGCATGGTACAATGCGATATAGAATCTCAGTCGCAAAAACAGGATTTCATACGGGTAGATTGCGAATTTCATATCATCCGGGTGCTTTCACAACTTCTATCACTTATCCGGCAGATAATGCATATTCTTGGATTCTTGATTTATCTGTATCCTCTGAAATTGATGTTGAAATTCCTTTTGTTTCCTCAAAACCTTGGTTGAGTTGTGATTTGTTTAGTGACACTTCAGTAAATCCTTTTGGACCAGCAGCTTCAGCTTTTTCCATCATTGGAAGTCATAATTTGCAATTTTGTACCGGTGTATTGCAAATTGAAGTTCTTAATCAATTGCGTGTTGCAGGTGCTGCTTCCAATACCGTTGATATTTTGACATGGGTATCTGCTGGAGATATTGAGTATGCTGTTCCAATTATGTCATCATTTGTTCCCGCAAAAGAATCTACTACACCTGTTACACTATTAGCAAGAAGTAAGCGTGAGGTAGTTGATAATGAAATACCTGTTATTTCTGATGAACTTCTTGCGGAATATCTTTCTGCCACTGAAGATGGCCCTCCAAATACAGAGGAAGATGTTTCAGAGGAAGATCTTCCAGAAGCACAGGCTTTTCAAAATATCACACCTGCTTCAGATCATATGACACAACTTGATGGATCTGAATTTTGTTCACTTTTTAAATCACAAAGTGCTTTTGCTGATGCTAAAACACTTTGTATTGGAGAATCAGTTTCAAATCTTCGTGAGTTGACTAGAAGATTTGTTCCTTATTGTCTAAAGGTGGGCACTGCAAATTCAGTTACACCATTTTCTGTTACTTTTGATCCTGCTTGGTTTGGATCTTTGACATCTGCTAGTTTTCCTCAAAGAATTAGTGTTTATCTTAGTAAAGGTGTTCTTGTTGGTTCATATACAAATTGTACTTCACCAATTGAATATATTTCTAAGATTTTCAGATTTTGGAGAGGTTCTAGGAGATACAAAGCATATGTTGGAGATGCAAACACTGGAGACTCTGCAATTCAAAATTTTATGAATCAAGCTAGACTTTCTACAATTACATACGCAAATGGCAATGTAGAGCCCCCTGCTTTTGCAACTTCTGCTTCTCCACCTGAAGATGTTTTTGATATCAATTCCACCTTTTCACATTTTTGTGATGGCACTACAAATAAAGTTTGTGAAATCACTGCTCCATATTATGCAGACACACCAATACAATGTGTTTCTGATGGAACAAATTTCACTGATGCTGATTCGTATGCTATCAGAAATAAGGTAATTTTTGACGCAGGTTCAACATCAACCACCAATGCTAAACAAGTTTTGTATTACACTGCTGCTGGTGATGACTTTTCTTTTGGTTATCTGATTGGTGCCCCACTCCTTAGAAGGGTTGTGACACCATTCCGATTCCCGGTTACATAAGTAACCAAATACTCACTATAAAGG